TTTATTAAGTATTAATAAAACGGTTTGATATACAGTATTTACGTTTATTGCCATTTTAATATTTTAGTTAATAATGGAAGGGCCGTTTTTTAAGCGACCCACCACTATATTTATAGTTACATACTATTGTAACTTTTTCTGAATTGTTTTAAAAACTTCTACGCCTTCATCAGTTTTAAACCAAGCGGCTAACGCTGAGTAAGGGTTTTCATCAAAAGGAATAGTCATTAACTTTCTATTATTAGATCCCCAAGAAAACTCTCTTTGGTCTTGAGATAATTTAATAATATCTTGTTCTACGGCTTTTATACCTACGTTTCTTAAACCTACGTTTTCATCAGAAGCTATAGATAAAAATGCTGCAGGGTTTGATTTAGCCATAAGCATTACATCTCTTTTAACTTCTTTAGAACTCATAGAAGAAACAACACTTCCTTTTTCTACTCGCAATATTGCCTCTGCATCATCAATAGCTAAATTTTTAGCCGCGTTCATAGCTTCTAATTGATAATCCATTTGATCTAATTGATCTTCAGCTTGTTTTTGAGGTTTTACCTCATAAAATTTAACATCTTTTCCAGGATGATATAATGATAATAGTTTTTGTAAGTTTATTTTTTGTTTTGGAACAGTTAATATTCCGTTTTCAAAAATAATGTGACCTAGCGTACACTCACCTTTTTGTTCGTCTACAAATGGAGAGTTTTGGTTGGTAGCATATCTCAGCTCTCTTTGAATTCCAGTGTCTTCATCAAACCATAATAAAGGGTATCTTGAACTGTGTTTTGATTGAAGAGTTAAAGTAAGAGGAGAATGAGGGCCAGCTAACTTATATGATCTATTTTTAATCTCCCATTTAGGGGCTATAATTTCTTTTGTTTTTGACATGATATAATATAATATAATTAATAAAAAATAAAGAATATCCCCGCCGATAAGACAGGGATAAACTTTAAAGCAATCTTAAGCTTGGAACAATACGAAATTGTTAGCAGCTTGAGTCACAAGACATCTTTCAGATAAAAAGTGAACTTCCATTGCATCTAAATCAGAAGTGTAAGCACCTCCAACAGATCCAGTGATCCAGTTTTTATATCTTCTGTCATCAGCCTGTGAAGCTCTGTATCTTACGTGTAAGAATGGTCTTCTAATGTTTGTACCTAAAACTTGGTCATAAACAGTTGAAGTTCCTGCAGGTATTAATACACCATCAATTCCAGGAGTACCAACAGCACCTCTTGTAGAAGCATCGTTTAAGTATTTCCAGCTAGTTTTATAGAAGTCATAAGAACCTCTTCTAAAACCAGAGAATCCAAGATTCAATGCCATTTGCTCAGAGTTTTCAAATAAACCGTAAGCAGTACCACCAGCGATTCCGCCAGAGATTTGAGATAGCATATCATCAAAACCTAAATCAGTAGCTCTATTTAAGAAAAGCATGTTTTCTTCAATTGCTCCCTGAGTGTCTAGGTTTTTAAGGATTTGATCAAAATCAGAAATACCAGTTCCAGCAGAAAAACCAGACATGATATTACCTCTTGTTTGAATAGCAGCGAATAAACCTTCAGTACCGTGAGCATTTACCGGAGTAAATCCTGGTACAGCAGCTTTGTTTGCTTGGAACATTCCATCAGCAGCAGCTCCATCAACACCATTTCTAGCAGCAATTTCACCTTCAATCATTGCCATTTCTAAATAGTCATCAAATCTTAGTCTTGTTTCAGACTCAGATTTTAGATACCATAAGTATCCTGATGTACCATCTTCAGTAGCAACTTCAACCCATCCAATCTGTGCAGTGTCAGAACCAGAAATTTGGTATCTGTCTTTTATAATAATTGGTGTGTTATGAAATTGAGTGAATTGTGGTTGAGCAGACTTGTTAGGGTTACCAACAGTTCCTTTTGCAAACACTGAACCATATACAAATAGTTTAATATTTCCAGTTGTACCAGCAGCAATAACTCCTAAAGTAGCTAAAGTAGTTTCTTGGAAAGCTAAACACGTAACATCAGTTGTGTTACCAGCTCCAGCGGCTACAGCAGATACAACGGCTTTAATTGTAACACCTGTGTCAGTATTCATTAAAACTACAGTGTCATTTTGATTAATAACGTTTATAGCTTGATTTTGCCCTGTCCAAGGAGCAGCATTATCATCAGTTGGTATATTAACCGTACCAAGAGCTGCGGCAGCAGCAGTTACAATTTGACAATTGTTGTATGCAACGTGCAATCTGTTTTGTTCAGACCAAACTACTTGATCAGATGTCATAGGCATTTCAGCGCCTACCATTCTTAAGAAACCAGATAAAGTTCTGTTTCCATATCTTTCTACCTCAGCTTCGTAAACCTCAGGTAGGTATTGTTGTGCGAAATTTCCGCCAGCTGCATCAGTAAAGCTTAAATAGTTTGACTGAAGAGCTTGTTGAGTTAACGAAGGTAATATACTTCCGTAAATTGGTGCAATTGCTCCCATAATTAAAATTTGTTTTTTAGTTAAAGTTTTTTGTTTTGATTTTTAGTTTTGAAGAATCAAGACCTGAAACAGCTTTAACTTTATAACCAGAAACATAAACATCACTTGGAGCCGTAGCTCTAGGTTCGTTACTAATGTTTTTAGTTCTTGCAGCAACATCTTTTATAGCATCAGATTTACCCTGATCATAAAAATGCTGTGCAATAGTATCCGCGTTTTCAGCAGCATAAATAGCTTTGTGATAACCACTAACATCTTTTATACTACCATCATCAGATAAGAACTTCTTAATCGTATTGGTAATATTAGATTGTTTTTCTGCAACGTCATTTACATTTTTAACCCCATATCTAAATTTCTTTTCTCCTACTTTGAAATCAAAACCTTTGAATTCATTAGAAAAATAGTTTTTAGTTTCAGATTTAAAATCTTCATGTTGTTGAGAAGCTACGTCTTGCTCTTCATTGTAGCGGTTGAAAAAGTCTACGGCCTTTTGTTGGTCTTGAGTAACTCCGGGTCTCAACTTGATCTCCTCGTAATATTTACTCTTTAAACCTTCTAAATGGTTTTTGGCTTTTGCAACCTCTTCTTTATAGGCGAGTTTAGTTTTTCTAACTACTCGCTCTTCATCAATCTCTTCATCAAAAGAAAAATTGTCTTCTATTAAAAAGTCAATTTCTTCTGAATCAAGATGAGATTTCGTTTGTTTATAATACTCTCTTAAAAGAGTATCATTATCGATACTAGAATAATCTGCGTTTAACCTTACATAGTCTTCTAATGTACCACCTGTTTCTGACATAAAATCTACAACCTTTTCTATGTTTTCAGGTAATGAAGCAACTTCTCTTGCTTCTTCAGGAGTAGGTGAAACAATTTTTTGTTCCATTTTTTCTCCTATTTCAACCACTTCCTCTTCTTCAATCTTTTTCTCTTCAATAGGTTCTTCTACTATTTCTTCAATAATAGGTTTTACCTCTTCAACAGGTTTTGGTTCTTCTGCTACAGGTTCTTGTATTTTAACAACTTCTGTTTCTACTTTTTCTTCTTTCACTTTAGATAAATCTATTTTAACAGGTTTATCTTGTTTGAATTTTTTAGGTGTAGTTTTTTTAATTTTAAACTCACCTTCTTGCTTAACTTGTTCTGACATAATATAATATAATAAAAATTAATAAAATAGTTTAATAACTATATAGAAAACCCGGTAAGGTCTTCTGTACTTGGCGCTTCAAAATCAGTTGGTACACCGCCAGCTTGACGTTGACTAATCATTTGAGATTGTTGCGTTGCTTGCATTTTTGTTCTTTGGTCTTTTCTATTTTCTATTTGTTCTTCTTTTTGTTTAGTAACTTCAATATCCATTTTCTTAAGCTTAACATCATACTCAAACTCTTGAGCCATAAGCTCTCTTTTAATTTCAGCTTCTGTTTGCATCCTATCTATTTCAAACTGTGATTTAGCTTGCTCTATTTGAGTTTGTGTTTCAGCTAATGCTTGTTGTTTTTCAACCTCTTGCATAGCAGCCGCTTCAGTAGCTTGTTGATTTGCTTGAGACTGAGACTCAATTATCTGCTGTTGTTGAGCTTGATCTTGCTCTTGTTTTTTAACTCTTTTGTATTTCAACACTTGATTAGCTAATGTTAAGTTTTTGATTTCTCTAATATCAATAGCATCTTCAAGGTATATTTGATTTTGTTGCAGAGCCATTTGTATATTAGCTTCAAGTTGAGCTTTTTCTTCTTCTTCAGGTTCTAAATCTAAATAAACACCGAAGTCATACAGATGTAGTTTTTGTATTTCTTCTAGTGTAGCCACATTAAATTTACCTATTGTTCCTAGTAGTGCAGC